AAGCAGCCGAACCGCACGCTCGCGGAACTCAGGTGAATACGGCTTCGTGGTCTTATTCTTTTGTGTCTGTTCCATAACGGGCAATTCTCCGAGAGTTTTGCCCTCCGGTAAAGCCGGGGCGGTTCACCTCGCCGGGGTACCAGCGCCAGGTGACACCGGTCATGTCCATCGCCTTGCCGTCGGTCCACACGCGCCCGATGCCGGTGATTGCCCCTTCGCAGAGCCCAATGGCGAAGGATGCGTAATAGAGATATTCCGTTGTGGCGACCGTCGGCCCGCCCCCTTTGCCGCCGCCTTGGCTGGTGGTGTTGATCTCCTCGCGGAAATCAGTCGCCCAGATGATATTGCCGCCAATCCTCATGCGCCCGAAAAGCCGTGGGATCACCGCCCCTTCGGTGGCCGAGGTGATGCGCAGCGTGTCGAGCCGCGCGCCCTCAATCCGCTGCGCTGGGGCCAGCGACGAGACGATCCAGCTGTCGACGACCGATCCCACGGTGGAACCGATGAAGCCACCGATGGCAGCACCGGAAAAGCCGAGGATCGCGCCGCCAAAGGCCCCGCCGATGGCAGTGCCGACGGCGCCGAGAACAAGAGTTGCCATGTGTGAGGCCTCAGCGTTTGGGGAATAGAAATGCGAAGGCTATACGGCGCCGCCAGATCGGGGTCAGGATTTCCTCCACGACACCCAGCCGTTCGTAGGAATGGAGGAAGCGGTCCGGCGCGGTCAGGATCCCGACATGCTTGGCGATGGCGCGTGGGGCCATGCGAAACAGGAGCAGCGCGCCGGGGCCAGCCTCATCCGGGGCAATTTCCGGCATCATGCGCCGCGCACCCTCCGCCAGCACTTCGCGCGGCCCCGTTTCACCCCAATCCCGGCTGTAAGGCGGGATCGGGAAGGGTTCGTCCCCCACCACTTCGCGCCAGACACCGCGCGCGAGGCCGAGGCAATCGCAACCGACCCCGCGCAGACTGGCCTGGTTATGATAAGGTGTGCCAAGCCAGCCGCAGGCGGTGGCAATGACCAGATCGGGATCTTCGATATGGGGCAGCGGGCTCACAGCACGTCTCCTTCATGCCCACCGTTCTGGCTGGCATAGCGCAGGACCGCATCCTGGCCCGGGATATTCGGGAAGCCCCGGAAGTTGCTGACATTGGCGAACTTCGTGCCGCAGGTCGCGATGCGCTTGTCGCAACCGGCGCGGATTATAAAGGTGTCAGACCCGGCGATGGACCGCACCGGCGCTTCCAGCAGGGTGACCACGGCGACACCGTCGACGAGGTCATGCGCCAGCACCTCAGTGCGCCGCCCTGCATTGGCACCATTGGTCCATTGGAGCGTACCGAAGACGAACCAACCCGAGGAAAAGGCCGCGAGCCCGGACGCGGTAAAGGCCCGATCGCGCAGAAGGTCGATCACCGTACCGCTGCCTTTGAAGGGCGTGGCTTCCAGATTGACGCCACAACGCGCATCGCCAAGGGCGGCATCGCAGGTCGCCTGAAACGTCCGTCCGACCGTCTGGCCGAGGATATGGGCCAGTGATCGCACTTCGGCGACAAACGCCAGCCGTCCGCGCCGGATCTGGCCGATGGCCCCGCGCCGCATCAGCAAGCGCTGGCTGGTGTCGGCCCAGTTCACCCGCCACACCTCGACGTCGGCGTTGTCCCAGCGGCCATCAAGGATGTCGGTCTCGGTGATCCGGTCGGACGACAGCACGCCTTGGGCATCCTGCGCATCGACCGAGAGATCGGACCCCGACCGCACTTCAGCGGCCGCGAAGCCGCTTTCCGACTCGAAATCGGTGCCATTGAAGCTGAGGGTGAGATCATGGTTGGTGAAACCGAGTGTCACGCCATCGCCCCGCACGATGCGCCAGCACCAGCTCAACGTCGTCGTTCCCTCGTCGAGATGGGCTTGGAGCGCGGGTGAGATCGCCTTCATGGCCGATCTTCTTTTGATGCTACAACGCAGAGGGCGGCAAGGAACACGCCGATGACCCCGCCCACGATCATGCCTGTCAGGAACTCAAGCATTGCCCCGGAACCCGCGTTCGATCCGGTCACGCAGCCCGATCAGGCCAAGGCCGAGGGTGATCAGCGTCATAGGCGAGGCATCACCCGCCCCGGCGAGGATCGCGACCAGCCGCGCCAGTTCGGCAAGCTGGCCTTGGTCAGGCAGGAATAACGCGCCGCTGCCGGTAAGCACGGCAAGAAGCCCCGCCCACCAGGTCAGCGAGGTCGGTTGGAAATAGCGCATGGGTCAGACCCTTCGTGTAAGATTGGGAAAGAAGGCGGCTAGACGCGCAAGCCAGCTGGTGGGCGGCATGGGTGCAGGTGGTGTTGCCGGTTGGGTCGGTAACGCAGGCGGCACCGGCACGCTTGCCGGGCGCAGCAGCGCCAACGCCTCGGCCTCGGTCAGACGGCGGATCGGCCGCGAGAAATCCACACGGCCGTTGCGATCCACCGCCCAGACCGGGATGGTGCCGGTCGGATAGCGACCGTCGCGGAACAGATCGTGCTCGGCCTCACGGCGAGTGCGGATCGCTGCGGGCCTGAGCCAGCCCATGAAGGCTTGCGCGGCGGCGCCACGATTGCTCGCGTTCAGATGGCGGGTCAGCGACGCCTTGGCGATGCCGCCGGTGTTGTAGTGGAACGAAACCAGCGCATCGAACTCATGCGGCTCCAGCGGCACCTTTACCGCGCGCAGAACGTCCGCCTCGTAGGCCACGATGTCGGCGCGGAAGAGCCGGAAGGCTTCGCGGATCCCGGCGTCCAGATTGGCGGGCATGCCGCGCGACATCCGTGCCGGATCTGGGGGGCCAGCGGCAGCGGTATGGCCGATGCCAAAGGTCCAGACGTTCTTCACATCGAGATAGGGTCCGGGCACGAGTCCTTCGTGCCGGACAAGGGCCAACAGGCCCCGGTCTGTCATGTGCATGGGATCACCTGATGAGTGAGAGGATCAGAATAACGGAGGCGACAAGTACGCCGATACGGACGCGGTGGCTGAACGCCAACCGCGGATCAGTGACGTCACACCGGATGGACCGCGCGAGGCGGAGAAGTTCATGCATCGCTGTCGCCCCCCTTGCCGCTGCGCAGCCGGGCGAGGACGACCTCGATGAAGGCTGGACCAAAGACGCCGACCAGATAGGCGGCGGAGCCTGCCGCACCCCCGGCCGGGATCGTTTCGGGCGGCAGACCGAGCCAGCCGGTGATGATCGCCATCGACAGGCTGCCCATCCCGGCCGCGATCAGACCGCCCAGCAGGATGTGGCGCAGCGCGTCGCGCAGCCGCATCCGCGTGGTCAGGGCGTTCGTTGCTCCGCCAAGCGCGCCCCAGGCCGCCAGAATGACAGCGGTGGAGGTTGCCAAATCGCGCAGTACGGCGGCGACAAAGCCGGCTTCTTCGTTCATCGCCGGATCTCCAGCAGGGGAATGGATGTGATCGACCCGAGACGCTCGAGGTCGAGGGTGACGTCGAGCATGTCGGTGTCAAAGCGGACGGGCACGTCGAATTCGAAACCCGCAGTGATCGCGACGCCTGCGCCCGGTGCGGCGGCGAACGTAATGCTGCCAGTGGTGGTGTCGACACTCCAGTTCGACATCTGCTCGACAACGTTCAGGGCAAGACGGACAGAGCCTGCCACCGGCTTGGCGATGGCGCGGGTCCAGCTTTGCGCGCCGGAAGTGTAGCGCTTTAGGAGGGCAAAGATGGTGACCGCGCCATTGCCGGTACCGATGGGCTGGTCGGTCGGGGCCACGGCTTGCGACGGCAGGCAGGATTTGTAGTCCGCGCAATCCTTGTAGCGAAAGCCGTGCAGGCGGCCGTTGCGCGCCTCAAAGAAGGCGACCACCAAAGACAGATCGTCAGCGCGGCGGATGCCGTAGGCGACGTCAAAGCGGCGACGCGAGTTGGCCCAGCTGGCGTTGCGTTCTTCGTCGCCGGAGGCCAGCTCGACCACTTGCGTGCGCCGTTCCGGCCCGCCGCGCGCCCCGCGGCTGATGTTGTCGGGGAAACGAACTTCATGGAATGCCATCAAAATTCTCCGTTGTTCGTGCTCTGATTCCCGCAACCGGTGCCCACTTGCGGGGTCGCACTCACATGCCCCTCCGACCCATCGACACCGCGCGGGCAATGTCGGCCGCGACCTGCGTGCGCGATTGCCGGAAGCTCTCGGCATCGCGGGCCATGATGGTGACATTGACGGCGGGCGCGCTGGTCTGGCCGTAGCCCGCAGCCTCGCGGCGCGAGAGAACGCGCTCACCTCGTTGCAGGATTGCCGGAACTTCGTCGGGCTTGATCCCGGCCCAGCCGCCCGCGTGCATGCGCGAGGCATTGGCGAAAGCCAGCGCCGGGACCATTCGGCCCGGGCCCGGCGATCCGACCATGCCACCACTGTGCAGGATATTGGCGAAGAGCCCGCCCGCACCGCCAAGGGCTCCGGACAGCGCGTTGGCGATTGGGCCGAGGATAAACCGACGTGCCGCCAGTTTGGCCAGATCGGCGATCATCGACGTGACCAGATCGCGGAAGTCGAGCTTGCCGGTCTTGACGAACTCACCCACTGCATTTTCGGCCGAGGTAAACGCCCCTACCAGCGCCTGGCCGATATCACCGCCGATGTTGCGCGCCTTGGTGGCAAAGTCGGCAAGTGCCGCAGTCACTGCACCCCAGCCAGTCGCAGCCTGGTCGGCCCCTGCAGCCGCTTCCGCCCCGGCGTCGCGCGCGGCTGCACCCGCGCTTCCGGCAGCGGCTGCGGTGTCGTCCAGTTCTGTGTTCAGGGCATCCGCCGAACTGGCCGCATCTGCAAGCGCGGCTTCGGCTTCCGTCCCGGTGCCGGTCACCGCATCGCGTAGTGCCTGCCAGCTGGCCAGCGGACGCCCGGCGGCATCAGCCAGCATTCCGGCCGCCTCGCGATAGCCAGCGGCCCGGCCACGCGCATCGTCTGCCATCGCGTCAAGCCTGAGGTCGGGTGGCTCGAGGTAGGTTCGGGACAGCGCCGCCGAGAACGCATCTGCTGCAGCCGCCCCGGCCGCCGTCGCCGCGCCCTCGAACGGGTTGCCGATCCGCGCCAGTTCCACCGGGTCGAGCGTGCCAATCCGCACCCCGCCTTCGCCAACCGCCCAGTCGGGCAGCAGATCCAGCGCTGCATTCAACCCGTTGATGAAGGTGTTGATGCGTGTGACCACGCCGTTCAGCATCGCCTCGACGCCGGAGATCAGCCCGTTGGCGGCCTGGAAGGCGAAGTCGCCGATGGCACCGGGCAGACTGCCCCAGATCGCCACCGCCGCATCATAGGCCCCCTAGAAGATCGCGGCGGTTCGGTCGCCGAAGCTGACAACGCCTGCGATGGTGCCCTCCAGCGCGGAAAGTCCGGCGGCCTTCAGCCCCTCCCAGCCAGCGGCCATGTTGGCAAAGGCCGCATCGAGCGACAGGCCGATGCGCGACCAGACTTCCTTGGCCAGATCGCCCAGCAGCCGGAACGCCTCACCGACGCCGCCGACCCGGGTGACAAGTTGCGAAAACTGATAGACCAGTTCCCCTGCGCCGACGATCAGTGCGCCAATGCCAGTGCGGATCAGTGCTCCGCGCAGGAAAACCAATGCCGTGGCAAGGCCACGCACGGACAGCGCCGCCGCAGCCAGCCCTGCCACCCAGCGACCCGCCATAAGGGCGGAGAAAGTCGTGGCATAGGTGGTCAACCGCCCAATATTGTCGAAGAGAGCATTGATCGCGCCGCCAATCGGCATGGTGCCACGTGCCATGTCAGCCAGTGCGTTCGCTACGGTCTCCAATGCCGGGGCAACGGCGGCAGTCAGGCGGTTGGTCAGGCCGAGCCAGATCAGACTAAGTTTGGCGATGGCATCGCCGGTGCGTTCGATCTGGACGGCATCGGCCGCGCTGACCGCCACGCCGAAGTCCTGAACGTCTTGCGCCGCCTCGCGAAGGGTGGCGGAGTCAATGCGCAGGAAAGCCAGTGCCGCCTTGTCGCCGAAGAGATCAGAGGCCACCGCGGCGCGCTCAGCCTCGGGGATGAAACGGTTCAGCGCTTCCTGAATGGCGACGATACGCTGGTCGAGCGGCAAAGCCTGCAACTCAGCAGCGGTCAGGTTCAGACGCTGCAGCGCACCAACAGCAGAGCCGGATCCCGCAGCGGCTTCCGATAGCCGGGTCGTCAGCTTCTTGGTGGCTTGTTCGATCTCACCCATCGAGACACCGGCCAACTCGCCGGCCCATGTCAGCACCTGCAGGCTTTCCACCGTGGTCTTCAACGAGGCAGCCATGTCGGCTTGCGCCCCGATGGTGTCTAGGCCCGACCGGATCATCGCCACGCCAGCCGCCGCAGCAGCGACGGTCACTGCCGCAAGAGCGATCCCGGCCTTGCGGGCGAAGCTGCCGAGCCGGACATTTGCCTCTTCCATCTCGGAGGACAGACGGCCAAAGCCCCATGCGCCAGCCTCGCCGATGCCTTCCAACTCGGCCCGGACCTGACGGCCGCCCTCGGCGACCAAGCGGACAGAGACGCGTTTTTCAGCCATGGCCGTCTCCGATCTGTTCGTTCAGTTTGCGCACCATCACAGCCTCGATCTCGGGCAGCAGTTCGGCCGCGATCAGAGTGTCGATCCCGAGCGCCCGGGCCATGGCGAGGGCCGCGCCCATATCCCAGCCCAGCACTGCGCCGGGGATCACCCGCAACTGCCCACCAAGGCGGCCGACCAGATCCCAGACCTGCCAGCCGTCCTGCGTTTGCGGCCGGTTCAGTCTTGCGGGGCAGTCGGGGCAGATGCCCCCGCGGCCCTCGCAGGGTGTGCAGGCCGCGCAGTAGCGATCGCCCCCGCCGA